AGGTAAAATACCAAATCTCAGCAATTTTGGAGCAGCAGCAAAAGCTCGTTCGGCAGGCACACCAGCACAATCTCCTGGACAACGTAAAGCCATTGACAAAGCCAATGCAGATGCACTTAAACTAGCCAAAACTAAAAATACCCTTTCGGCAATAGATAACGCCAATACGATAGATAAACTAAAACTTACTGCCGGAGAAAAAGCATTAGCCGAACTAAAGCGCATGTTTGATCTAACAGGCATTGAATTGCAAGCAGCACTTAACGGGGTACTAACAAAAGAAGAAGAAGCCAGAGTTAGAGGGTTGATTGCTATTAACAACTCCGATGGAGCATTAGCAATTCAAGCACTAGCTGCTTTGAACGCAGCATCTGCTACAAACATATTTGCTGATGCCGCACGTCAAGCAGCCCTTAAACTCCAAACTTCATACTCTGCAGGTTTGTCATCTTTCAAACAATCTGAAATTAACTCACTTACACAAGGGCCAATGGCCGCTGTTCCATCAAGTATTGCTCAGGGTGTTCCATCAGTACCTATTTCACCTTTGCAATCTTTTAGACAAAATGAAGCACAATATGCTGTAAACGTTACTGTTCAAGGTTCTGTTACAACTGCACAGGATTTAGTGACCGCAGTTACTCAGGGTATTTACAACAATCAAGCTGCTGGAATCCCAATCTCCTACTCGACAAGTTATAGATAATGGCATTACCAGCAACGCCTATTGTAAAAATTAACCTTGCACAAGGCGCATCATTTGGCCCACCTTTTGTGTTAGGAACAAGTCAATTAGGCTTTGCTGAGTTTTCATCAACTCCTACAAACATTGTCGATATTTCATCTTCTGTAATCAAGATTGATACACGAAAAGAACGCAATTTACTGCAAGATAAATACACAGCAGGAACGGCAACAATTCGTGTGGTTGATCCAAATGGTTACTGGAATCCACAAAATACTAGCTCTCCATATTATCCAAATCTTGTGCCGCTTCGCCAGGTAACAATTCAAGCTAATTATGGCGCAACTCTTTATCCTATTTTTGCTGGTTACATTGCTGAATACAAATACACCTATCCTAAAAATCAAGATACTGGCTTTGTTGATTTAATTTGTTACGATGCCTTTAGATTGTTATTTAACAGCCTTATTACGACAGTTACAGGACAAGCCGCTGGACAAGATACTGGCACTCGTGTTGGCAAGATTCTAGATACTGTTAAATGGCCTTCTGCACAGCGCAGTATGGAAGTAGGCGACACAACTTGTCAGGCTGATCCAGGTACAAGCAGAAATGCTTTAGAAGCAATTCAAACTGTAGAATTTACCGAACAAGGGGCTTTTTATATTGATCGCGCAGGACAAGCTGTATTTAAGGATAGAACTTTTGTTTACAACGCTCAATCTGCAAGTCCTACAAAATTTAACAACAATGGTACAACAGATATAAATTATTTTGACATTACTTTTGCTCATGATGATAAGACAATTGTAAACTCCTGCACAGTCACTCGAACAGGCGGCACAGCCCAAACTTACACAGATACTACTTCACAAGGGCAATACTTCTTTCATGGAATTACAGCCACAGATATGCTTATGCAGACCGATGCCAATGCCCTTGCCCTAGCAACAGCCTATGTGACTACTCGCAAAGACACCACAATTCGCATTGACAATATCACTTTAGACTTAGTGACTTTAGGTTATACGACCGGAGTTCAAGCAGCTCTTGATCTTGACTATTTTGACACTATGGAAATCACTAACTATGGACAAGGCACAACAAGTATTGTCAAAACGCTGCAATGCCAGGGCATTGCTCACTCAATAACCCCTAACACTTGGAAAACCACATTTGTGACCCAAGAAGCCTTACTGGATGTAAACTACTGATATGAACAGAGGAGATAAATAATGGCTGCTGGATGGCCTACAGATGTGAGTTATGTCGATGGTGATGTATTTAGTGCTGCCGACATAAATGACACTAACGGAACGCTGAACTATCTTAACCCAACTTCAGCAACCAATAACCAAGTTGTAACTCGCGACTCTACCGCTCCTGGCAAGGTAAAGTGGGCTAATTCTCCTGCCAATACTCTTACCACAACGGGCGATCTATATTACGCATCTGCTGCTAATACACCTGCTCGGTTAGGAATTGGTACTACTGGACAAGTTTTAAGCGTTGCTGGTGGCGTACCTAGTTGGGCTGCTGCTGCTAGCGGTGCAACATTTATTAGCCGTACTTCTTTTAGTTCATCTGCTGGTGTAACTATTGACAATTTATTTTCATCAACCTACGAGAATTACTTGATTTCTATACAAGTTTATGGTGGTACTGCTTCTCCAACTTTACGGATGCAAGCGCGATATGGAACAACAACTTACACTTCGGCAAATTACCAATACGCATTCAATGGAACAGTATTTGGAAGTTCCACATTTGTAGGCGTCAGAGGCAATGCTGTGACTTATTGGGATTTAGATCAGATAGATTCTGGCGCCACTTATTACAACAGTTACAATTTTAGCGTTTATCGTCCTAATGCAAGCGCATGGATGACCATGACTGGAGCTTTAACTAGCCAAGTTGCAGGCAGAGCTTTAACTGGTGCGGCTGCCGTGAATGCAAACCAATCATGGACTGGATTGTATTTATACGCAGGTGCAGGAAATATCACAGGACAAGTAACAGTTTATGGATTGGCGGCAGCATAATGAACAACTCAACACCCAATTTTGATGTGGATTTTCGCAAAGAATATCCAACACTTACTCAACACATTAACGGCGAAGATGTGCCATTAACTGAGTCAGAGTATGAAGAAAAAATTGCTGAATGGGAAACTTATCAAGCAGAAGCAAAAGTCGCTTATCAAGCAAAGGCAAAAGCAGAAGCAGACAAAATTGCATTGTTGGCTCGACTCGGTTTAACCGAAGATGAACTCCAGACTATTCTCGGATAATGAAGCCATTACTGTGCAAGGCTGGTCAGCAACTTCGAGAGCAAATCGATGATGCGTTTCCAGATAGAGATCGCAAGTCTGATGGTTGGATAGGCGATGCGCGCCATCAACGAGCAGGTACAAGTGATCACTTGCCCGATCCGATTAACGGAATCGTCAGGGCTATTGATGTGGATAAGGATCTCGACACACTCCCCAGCACAGGTGCTTATCTTGCCGACCAAATACGCCTATGTGCCAAAGCAGGAGAATCCAGAGTGGCTTATGTCATCTATGCAGGCAAAATCGCTTCCTCTAAAAAATCTTGGAGTTGGCGTCCTTATGATGGGATTAACCGCCACGATCATCACATCCATATTTCATTCACTAAAGAAGGCGATCAGAATGGTCGCTGGTTCGACATCCCGATGCTAGGAGCAACAACAAATGAATGACCTAAAAACAGCAGCAGGCTCATGGGCTAGAGCATTCTTAGTAGCAGTTCTATCACTTGCAGCAGCTGGTGTTACTGAGCCAAAGGCCTTAATCGCTGCTGGACTTTCATCATGCTTGCCACCAATTATTCGTTGGTTAAATCCTAACGATCCGAGCATGGGTATTCAGAAGTAATGACTGCCCTTAACTGGGCGGCTCTTGCAGTTGCAATCATTTCAATCGTTACTGGCTTTGTTGGATCAATCCGATGGCTAGTAAAGCATTACTTAAATGAATTAAAACCTAATGGTGGTTCATCGATGAACGATAGATTGAATCGACTCGAAGGGCGTGTCGAAACAATAATAACTCTCCTGGAGAGGTGACACTTATCTCATGGCAAGAAAAGCAACTAAGAAGCTTGTGGATGAGGGCTATTCCAAGTTAGATGCGTGGGCTATCGGAGTGCATGAAATGTATCGTGCATTACGCCGCGCAGGCTTTGATGTTGATTTGGCACTTGCCATTATTGTAGAGAAACAGGCTTATCCTGAATGGATACTTCCATCGCCTATTAACCCAAATATCCCAGAGCCAGACTGGTATGACGATGAGGATGAATGAAAAGAACTGTAGTAGTTCCAGACTTACAAGTTCCCTATCACGATCCAGTAGCTGTTAAAAATGTTGCAAGTTTTATTAAGACTTACCGGCCCGATTCTGTCGTTACACTTGGAGATGAAATCGATCTCCCACAAATCTCTCGATGGACAGAAAACACTCCAGGATGGTACGAACAAACACTAGCTGCTGATAGAGATGAAGCAGTAGAGGTTCTTTGGTCATTAGTCGAGCATTCTAAAGAAGCTCATATGATCCGTAGCAATCACACAGATAGACTTTACAATGTGACCATGAAGAAGATTCCTGCATTCTTGGCATTGCCAGAGTTGCGCTTTGAAAAGTTTATGAAACTCGATGAATTAGGAATCACCTATCACAAGAAGCCTTACGCCATTGCAAAGGGCATTGTGGCAGTTCATGGGGATGAAGGAAGCGTAAAGCCTACACCTGGCCTTACAGCCCTTGATGCGGCTCGTAGGCAGGGCATTAGCGTTATATGTGGACACACTCACAGGGCAGGTCAATCGGCCTTTACAGAGGCTTCAGGGGGTCGTATAGGCCGTATTCTGCGTGGATGGGAAGCAGGGCATCTTATGGATGTCAGGCAGGCTCATTACACTAAAGGCACGATGAACTGGCAGCAGGCCTTTATCATCATCGAAGAGGTTGGCACAAACGTGCAGGTCAGTCTGATAAACATTGAAAAGGACGGCACATTTATTGTGTCAGGCAAACGGTATGGACGATCTAGATAATGATATAAATCATGACGTGGATGTCCAGATGGATAACTCAGAATTGTTACCATTTTGTTATCAAAATCAGCCAGGTAAATTCCACTAAATGTGTCACACTCTTCTGGTAAGCAAGGGCTGCTTACAAGAAAGGGCAAAATGTTTTTAATACAAGCACTAGGAATCATCGGTGTCATGTTTGCTACTAGCTTCATCTGGTACTGGACTGGACACAAAGATGGCGTTCGAGAAGGCTACACACGCGGTCGTTCAATCTCTCGACAAGAATTTTGGAAAGAATAATGAGAGCGACAGAGGCACTCATCAATGCAATCGACATCATGCAAGATCGTGGCAAGGTTTACGGTCATCCGAAAATTAACCAGGGTCGGATATCTTCAAGGCTATCCAATCTATTTGATTTCCCAATCACAGACTCACAAGCTGCTCTTGCAATGGTCGAAGTTAAACTCGCCAGAATCCAAGAATCACCAAGTCACACCGATTCTTACATCGATGCAATAGCGTATCTGGCAATAGCAGTACAACTCCAAACAGAAGAGGACGAACTATATGTTTGATCTATCTAATTATGAAGATGTGAATTCTCGCATCAAACGTTTTCAGGCCGCTTATCCAGTAGGAAGGATTGTCACCGATGTTATTCAATTCAATGCTGAAAAGGGTTATGTCCTTGTATCGGCTCAGATTTATAGAGAGCATGAGGATACGCTTCCTTCTGCTGTCGATTACGCTTTTGGAGATGCAAGTACGTTTAATGCTTCGATGCGTAAGTTTTACGTTGAAGATACTGTCACGTCAGCGATTGGAAGAGCACTATCGCTTATACTCGAAACATCCAGCAAACCGACACAACAGGATATGGCTAGAGTCAGAACAACAACGACAAAAGAATATATCCCTGTCGTAAATGAAGATGATCCGTGGACTATCAAAGCAGTTGCAATGCCAATAACTAGCGAAGAAGCTGTGGCAACCGTGAAAGACATTATAGGTGCTACAACTGACAAAGATGTTCCACGTTGTCCACATGGTGAAATGGCATGGAAGCATGGCACAACAAAGGCTGGTAAGCCGTGGGGTCACTTTAAGTGCTCAGCTGCTACAACCGGTGAAATGAACCGATGTGACAAAGGTGAAGATGTTATTTGGTATGAAATCAGTCCGGAAGGTAATTGGCGACCACAGAAGGTGAGGGCATAAATATGGGTGAAATGGTAATCTTTAATAATGGCACAGCCACCGTCATGGGCGGAGAGTTCGAAGAACCGCAGGATATTGTTATCTATTGCGATCTTTGCAATGAACCTTTGGCTATTACTCCAGAGTTTTATGATCAGGTATTCTTACGTTGCCTAAAGTGTTTTGCTGTTAATGGCAAGCCAACACCGCAAGCATAGAGGTTATGCGACCGAACGCATAGTCGCCATGTACTTGCAGCAATGGTGGCATGCAGCTAGTGTCGGTCGTGGTCAAGGCCCCGATATTTACGGTGTCCCGTTCGACATCGAAATAAAGGCTCGTAACTCACTTGACATCAAAGGGACACTACGCCAAATCAAGGCACGTACAGACAAGAGTGGGAAGCTTGGCTTTGCGTGTTTCAGACTTAATGGTCAAGGGGAAGCATCAGTCGGTGAGTTCGTCTGTATGTTGTCATTAGTCGATTTGGTGCAGTTATTACGCAAGGCAGGATATACAAAGATTCCAGGTGACATTGACTGGGAGAAAACCTTAATCAGATGTACTGATTGTGGTAATTGGAGAATAAAACATTGGGAGTGTAAAGCTTGTGGGAAAGAAGAAGCCGATAATGCCGATGTATGAATATCGTTGCCCTATTTGTAATACACAAATGGAATTAGAACTATCTATGGATCATGATTTAGTTCGATGTACTAGCTGTGGCGCACAGGCTAATCGAATCTATTCTGCACCTGGCTTAGTGTTTAAGGGTA